TTCTCAACAAATGGACTTAACCATTTAGACTAACAAATACACTGTATCAATAACCAGTATTAAAGGGAAGCTGATTTTTAGCTTTCCTTTTGCTGATACAGCTTATGAACAAGGAAATTATACCATGAAGAAGAAAGTTAATCATTGGTTTAATCGTCACGAAGTGCATAAAAACATCATGCGAGATAAGACGTTACGAGACGTGACACCGTTAGGAAGTAAACGTCTAAAGGAAGCATTAGAAGATGCAAAATTGAGGAATGAGCATCGTGAGAAATTACTAGGAGGATCGCATGAGTAATGTTGCATCGTACAAATTAAGAGCCAAGAAACTATTGCCTGAATTACCAGAAGAAGATGGATTTACATTCATACCAAATAAGTTCCTTGATGATTTGTTGAAGGAAGATTTTTCAGTAGATCAAATCAATGAAATTTTGAGTGTTTTCAAAAGGAAGGCGCTTAATGGCTAGCTTGGCAGAGAACAATGTCGTTCAGTTGAGACCTCAGGTTATCAACTTGGAGGAAAGAGTGGCTAGAGTCGAGGATGGTTACACAAAACTAGCCAATGAACTTTACGAAGAATTAATTGGCGCAAACCTAACAAGGAATCAGGCAAAAGTTGCTCATGCTATTTGCAGAAAAACTTATGGGTTTAATAAAAAAACAGACCGCATATCAGACAGTCAGTTGGCAGAGTTAACTAGACTACCAAGGCAGAAAGTTAACAAGGCAAAAAATGAGCTTATCGCTATGAAAGTTATAGTGAAAGTTGGTATGGCGATAGGGCCTAATAAAAACCTAACTGAGTGGGATATTCCTGACTGTCACCAAAACGGTGTCATTGTCACCAAAACAGTGACAAAAAGTGTCACCAAAAGCGTGACAGCACTGTCACCAAAACAGGGACACACAAAAGAAACTATTACAAAAGAAAAGAAAGAAAGTAATACACCCCTTACCCCTCACGAGGTGAAAGGGGGAGAATCGGCAAAACCTACCAAGAGAAAATCAACTCCAATTAACTACGATGAATATCTCAATGCCTACAACGAGGAAGTTGGTGACAGACTGCCTCATGCTGTGGAAGCTAACGAGAAACGTAAAACACGGATCAGGAAGATAATCAAAAACCTTGCAACGTCAAATGTTGATGGTTGGCGAGCCTACGTTAGAGCCTTTGTGCGGATGGCTAAGCCATTTTATTTTGGTGAAAACGATACAGGCTGGACGGCTGATATTGATTATCTGCTAAGAGAAACAACGTTGACAGGTGTTCGAGAAGGTAAATTTGCTGACAGGGGGTTTTAAGTGATCAATACGGAATTTGAAGCGAGTGTTATTGGCGGTTTGTTAATTTCAGGGTTAACACCTGATGCATCGGATGTTTTAGCCACTTTAGAGCCAGAATCATTTTCAGTTAGGTTCTATCGAGAAGCCTATCAAGTTATTCAAAAACAAGCTAAGTCTCGCGGTGTCATCGATATGATGATGGTTGCTGAAGGAATGGGCAGTGAGCATCTAGCTAGTATTATCCAAACAGCCAAGGATTGTCCGAGCGCAGCCAACCTGAAAGGCTATGCCAAGATGGTGACCGATAATCATAACCGTAGAGCTATGATCCAGTTAATGGATTCTGTGCGTGGTGTGATTGAAAACGGAACCATTGAGCAAGCCAGTGAGGCAATGGAAAGTTTTCTTGCTCAGGCATCTGATATTCATTCATCGAAAGGTGATATTGTTCCCGTTCATGTTTCATCGCTAATCGAAGATTACACGGAAGTTTTACAAGAGCGTGTTAACAAAGGTGAGGAGTCGGACACGTTAAAAACTGGGATCCGCGAATTAGATGAAATTATGGGAGGTATCAACCCTGTTGATTTGGTCATTATCGCCGCTAGACCAGGAATGGGTAAAACAGAAATTGCGCTGAAAATTACAGAAGGCGTTGCCTCTCAAAATGTTATCGGATCTGACACCAAGAAAGGCGTTTTAATTTTCTCGATGGAAATGGACTCTCAGCAAATCGTAGAGCGTCAGATTGCAGGTTCAGCAAACCTATCTGTCAGCGCATTGAGAAACCCATCTCGTATGAGTGACGAAGATTGGGGAAGGGTATCTATGGGTGCAGGTAATTTACTTGGCTTGAATGTCTGGGTCGTCGATGCCAGTAAGTTAACCGTTGAACAAATCACCGCAATTTCAACACGACACAAGAAACGCCATCCTGAATTATCGTTAATCATGGTTGATTACTTAGGGTTAATCGAGAAGCCTCGTGCAGAGCGTAACGATTTGGCTATTGCTCACATTTCAGCAACGTTGAAAGGGTTAGCTAAAAACATCAGAACGCCTGTTATTTCACTAAGCCAGCTATCTCGTGATGTTGAAAAGAGACCTAACAAACGACCTACCAATGCGGATTTAAGAGACTCAGGAAGTGTAGAGCAAGATGCAGATAGCATCATCATGCTTTACCGTGATGCAGTTTATAACGAGAACTCCCCTGCAGCAGATTACGCAGAAATAATTGTGACAAAAAACCGATTCGGGAAACTGGGTACGGTTTATCAATTATTTAAAAACGGTCACTTTCTTGATACTGATCAGGCGCAGGCATCAAGCATCTGTCAACAAAGTAGCAGACCACAGCAACGCCGATTCCAAGGTGCCAACGTTTAACACGCAAGAGGATTTTTAGATGGGTGCATATTACGAATACGTGATTAAGGCGCAAGAAAGGAGCAGACAGCAAAGCATAGACAGGATGTACGCTTTAGCTCTTCGCCTTGAGGAAATAATGGACGATTTACATGAGCGAGCAGAAGTGATGCGTCGTGATCTGGCAATTAAGCGAGGTGTTGAGTGATGAAAGGAACAGAATTTAAAAAGTTGATGTGGCTCTACGCTGATGAGGCAATGATACGCAAGCGTAGATATGTGAGGGGCGGGAAAAATACAGCGGACCGCAATCGAAAAATGCATAAACCATATCGTTGTGAAAAGGTTATGAATCGCCTTTTAAGAATTGATTCTGATGCGTTTGTTAAAAGACTAAACCGAAAGGAGGCATCTAATGCAGGGAACTAATTGGGTTAAGGTGAGTGAGAGATTGCCTGACGATCGCTCAGTAGTTTTGACTAAAAACAATGGTGCAAATGCTAGAGCTATATTTATCTACGACGAGCAGAAAACGCCAACATTTATTCACTTTAGTCGAAACGGGAAAATGCGAACACTGAATAGTGTGACCGAATGGTGTTCACCACCGATGCCAGAGGGTGAATGATGGAATCACCACTTGCACGAATGATTAAGCAGCAGGTGTTCGATGCCAACGTCGACAGGCTTGTAGCGCTCAATGATGAGCAATGGGATTTCATACTGAATGACCAAGATAAATGCGCGTGGGCTGGCGGTCACTACTACGGACACGATTATCATGAGTGGGAAATTTACATTGCCTACGATATCAAATATGTGAAAACAGGATTACGGGAGCCGTTGTTATGAACGAACTCAAGAAATGCCCGTTTTGTGGTGGACGTGGTGAATATCACTACTTCGAGGATTTGGGTCACTTGGTCATCTGCTCTAACACTATTTGCCCATCAAATAAGTTCGGATATGAAGATGCCGATGAGGCTAAGCAAGCATGGAACAGGAGAGCTAACAGTGAGTGATAAGAAATGAGCATTTCAGCAATCACAACAATCAGATGTTTTTTCACTGGTCATAAATTCGAAAAGCAAGAAAACTGCTGTAATGACGGATCATATTTCTTTTGCTCTCGATGTGGCATGACACTGTGGAGATATAACATTAAATACAGGGGGGATAATGCAGAAGCAAACATTCCTACTCAGGAATACCCAGATACTAAAAAACCTTAAAGCCGTACTAGATAATTTACCCCTCAACGAAGAATTCCCCCTAGAAGTAAAAATCTCAGAATCCAGCCGAACACTACTGCAGAACGACATGTTTCATGCGCTATGTGGTGATGTATCAAAGCAAATGACACTCAACAATGAACCACTGAAATTATGGCAGTGGAAGAATGTCTTTGTGTCTGGACACTGGATGGTTACTACAGGAGCGAAGGAGTCACCGTTAATTAGGGGAATTGAAGGTGAGCTATTAAACATACGAGAGAGTACGTCTCAGATGGGGAAGAAGCGAATGAGTAGCTTAATTGAATACTCGACAGCTTGGGCGGTACAAAGTGGCGTAAAACTGCGTACAACTCGTTATGAATACAACTACTACGGTCACAGGGAATAACTCAAGGAGCAGCAAGAGAGATGAAACTTAAAAATATTTTAGATGCCATGCGGTGCGGAGCTAACTGGTTATTTGGAATGTATCAGCGTCCATACCTTAAAGAGTGGGATGATTATCTAAATTACCTGATCGACGAATGCAGTATTGCTGATGAGCGTGATTGCGTAATCACATTTAATGATGGCGGTGAAAAAATAGAGGTTTGGAAAGAAAATAAATACTACGCATATGGCAATCAAAACAATGTTTCTAGTGGTGAGGCATATGAGTTCAGACCGTCATTCAGAACGATGATTAAATTATCAAACCTTGTTGATAATCGAGAGCAAAATCGAGTGAATGCTTTCGCCCGTGAGCTGAAGCAGAAGGTGAGAAAATGACAGACAACGTAAACAACCCACCACACTACGCATCAGGTGATATTGAGTGCATAGATGCCATTAAAGCCAGTATGACCAAGGAAGCGTTTCTTGGCTATCTCAAAGGCAATATTCAAAAGTATGTCTGGCGATACGAAAAGAAAATTAACCCAGTCGAAGATTTGAAAAAGGCTCGTTGGTATATGGAACGGATGGTGAGTGAATTGGAGGCTGATAAATGACGCCAGAAGAAAAGCTAAAGCAATATGACGAGAAGTTAGAAGAGGCTCAGAAATTGGTTCGATTTATCGAAGAAAGTCGCCGTGAGCATATTAACCGCCATAACTTAAACAGGAAATAATTATGACTGACGAACAATACAAAAACTATGCGAATGTAATAGTAGCAGTTCGCGAATTTATATCATTCAACCATAAAACTATCTCATCAGTAGTTGGTTTGACACCTCACCGCTCAGGGACGGTTATCAGAAAACTACTTGAATTTAAATGTATCAGGGAGGTTAGTAGCGAAAGAGGGTCTGGTACCAAAATGATCCGCAACTACGCTGTTAGAGATGATGCGATTACTCGACTGAGAATGCAGTTTGAAAGAGAACGTCGAGCCAATTTGCCGGTTTTCCCTAAGATTAAAAAGGCCGAGGAGACAGAACCAAAGCAACAAGATGATGACTTTAAGTGCAGATTAAAGTTTGTCGATAAAGCCAGCGTCTCAGGCATGGGTAATCCGATGTTGATGAAAATAGACTCGTTACTTAAAGGAGTTCGTAATGAACTGCATGTCATGCAATAGACAACTAACAGATGATGAAATTTATGTGTGTGCTCAGTGCGCTGATGGATACGCTCATTTGGAAGTGATGGATAAAATCAAGGAGGAAAAGAGTGGCGAAGGCTAAAAAGCCGAAGCTCAAAACCTGTAAAGTCTGCAACAAAGAATTTACTCCCTACCTATCTACCCAAAAAGTTTGTTCCACATCCTGCGCAATAAAATTTGCCTCAAATGAAATTAAACGGACCGAAGAAAAGGACCGTAAGAAACGTTTATCTGAGGAAAGAAAAATATTGCGGGCCAGAAAGGAAAAGTTAAAGACAAAATCAGACTGGAACAAAGAGGCCCAAGCGGCAGTAAATAAATACATCTTTTGGCGAGACTATGGTCAGCCATGTATTGCTTGCGGTCGGCCCTTAAATTATGGGGTAAAAGGTGGGTCCGTAGATGCTAGTCATTACAGGTCCAGAGGTTCGGCAAGTCATTTAAGATTTAATTTACTCAATATTCACGCTGGCTGTGTTCACTGCAATAGGGACCTGTCAGGAAATCTCATTCCATATCGCATTAATCTCATCAATAAAATCGGCGAAGAGCGAGTAACTCGTTTAGAGCACGATAATACGGTCCGCAAATTTGACATCGAATATCTCAAGCGAATGAAATCAATATTCACTCGTAGGGCCCGTTGGTATGAGAAAAGGCGAAAGGATCAATATTCGGAGGTGGCTTAATGTTTACTGATTTAATCGCAGCTATTGAAGAAGCAAGATATTTAAAATCCAGATCAGGCGGTCGAGTTAACTTCTGTGTAATGCAGGTTATGGACTATATGGAATTGGTAAGCGGGCTGATGGATGGTGTCAGGGTTTTATATACAACTGCCAATGATGATTATCACACAGTATTACCGGAGGCGAGATGAGCTATATCGGAGAAAAGGAATTAACAGATGAACAGTTTCACTGGCTTGATGGATGGTTAAATCTGTGGGGGGCGTGGGTATATTCTGGTCGTATCGATATTCGCATGATCAACATGATTTATAAATTCATGCAAACAGTAGAGCCAAGTAAAAACCCATCAAGACCTATGTGCAATGACGATGAAGGAATGTTGATTTCTCAGGTCGTAGATTCAGTCATCGCCAC